AAAAGGAATATCCAAATCTATACGGCTGGGGTGGCGCAACTGAAAAGTCACCAGCTTGGAAAGCTAAAATGGACGGAATGCATTTTAGCCATGAAGATGAGTTCGATATTCAAGCTCTACCATTCTACAAAGAATGTTTCAAAGTTGATTGTTCAGATCTGGACGAGGTTTTCAGATTGACAAATCTTTGGGACGAAATGGACAAAGTCGAGAAAATCGGCGAAGGTGGTCATTCGACTTCAGTTGGTGACATTATTGTAGATACTGACACAGGCGACCATTTCATGGTCTGCGATTTCGGATTTAAATTATTAGGCGTGACTCAGGTCGCTGCCTAATTTTTTTCGTTCTACGTGTTGACTTTAACAAGTAAATTTGTTATAATGGTCACATAAATTAGGAAAGGGAAAAATATGAATCAATCTATACAAAATTATCTCAATAATTTTAACGCTGGTGCGTATGATGAGAACAGTGTCAGTATACAATGTGACGCTGGTTGGTATGACTGGTTTTGTAGGGATACTTCTCTACGAAATAAAACTTATACGCTCACAAACAAGCTGAAACAGCTTATCTTATCTGATAAAATTGACATTTATCAAGACTATGTATTTTTCAAAAACAATTGCGGACATGCGCTGTATGACGACTTTCGTATCTGTGACTTAGAAACAGGTGACGTAAAATATACAGTATCGCCTAGCGATTGTGACGGTTTATCAACGGTATGGGGAATCGATAATGAATTCGCAGCTCCACTCGTTGAAGGAAGTTGGAAGGACGTAAAATCCTTCTTTGGTGTGTAATTAATTTTTAAATAGGAGTATTTGTTATGGCACATAATATTGAAATGATAAACGGTGAGGCTCAGATGGCCTATCGTTTGACTGCTGGGGTTCCCTGGCACGGACTTGGGGTACCTGTCGGTGACGACATGACACCGCAAGAAATGCAAAAGGCAGCTGGTCTTGACTGGACTGTCAGAAAGGTCGACTCTTTCGTAGAGCTCGACGGTGAAAAGATTCCAACAGGTCAGCAATCGCTGATTAGGGAATCTGATGGAAAAATCCTGACCAATGTCGGCGGAAACTGGAATCCAGTTCAGAACTCAGAAGCTTTTGATTTCTTTACTGATTTCGTTAACGCTGGTGATATGGTTATGGACACAGCTGGTTCATTGAAAGATGGGCAAATTGTATTCGCAACAGCTGATGTTCGTGATGGATTTGAACTCTTTGGTGGAGACGAGGTAAAAGGTTATCTGTTATTCTCTAATCCTCATCTATACGGTCGTGCTATCGACGTTAAGTTTGTTATGACAAGGGTTGTATGTAATAATACATTGACTATGGCCCTCGCTGAGAACAACCAACCAGCTGTCAGAGTTTCACATAGAAACGAATTTGACGCGGATAAGGTGAAGGAACTATTAGGTATTTCACATACTAGAATTACTCAGTTCAAGGAAGCTGCTGAATTCTTAGGTTCGAAGCGTTATACTGATTACGACTTTGAGAGATTCCTCGGTAAAGTCTTTGGTGTGTCTACTAACGACAAGCGTGAACTCAGCAAGACTGGTGTTAATCTTTCTCCAACAGCTGCAAGGGCTTTGGAAATTGTTGACTCTCAACCAGGTGCGAACTTCGCTCCAGGTACATGGTGGAACGCTTATAATGCGGTCACTTATATGACAGACCACGAACTAGGAAGAAACGCAGACTACAGGGCTGCCGCAGCTTGGTTCGGTCACAATGCGAAAAGAAAGCTTGACGCTCTCAATATCGCAGTAGAAATGGCGGAGGCAGCGTAAGTTGCCTTCTTCTCTCAAGCAAAAAAGTCGCACTTTTTTCAGTAAAAGTGTTGACTTTTGCTTGTTAAAGTATTATAATGGTTGTATAAATTATGAAAAAAGGAGAAAAAATGAAATTTGATAAAAATGGTCTTTTAATCGAGGACGGCATTTCTGTAAAAAGAGATTCTAAAGGTAAAGAAAGGACTGATGCGTGGGTCGGTAGATTCCATGTCAACTGTGCTGGTGATATGCTAGAACTTGAAAAGATTAAAGACACTGTCAAGTCTATGAATAAACTCCTTAAAGAAGGCGATGTCAAAGATAAATTTGGCAGAGACGCGAGATATAGGGTTGAACTGAAAGGCAGAAAGCCAATTAAGAAAAGAATTAATCCTAGAACTGGTAATGAATATAGTTATAGTGCCTTCGGTTCAATCGTTGGTGGTATCGCTAATGCATCAGAGATTGACGCTTATATTTACAGAAGGTAATATGATTAATTGGTTATTTGGGTGGGTCAGTATTGACTACCTACAAGAAAAAGGAATACTATGAAGATTAAATTTGAAGCCGAAATCGACACAAATGAAGATAGAGATATCGGCTATGAAATCCTACAGCTTCTTCAGGCTCTTAAGGATAGAATTGAGCAAATAAATGAGGAAGAAGACGAATAATTTTCGTCTAGCGTGTTGACTTTAACAAGTAAATTTGTTATAATGGTCACATAAATTAGGAAAAGGTTTTAAAGGAGTTGTTATGAAAATTGTTATCCAAACCCAATATTGTGAGAATTATGCCGCGCACAACGAGGACTTTGTTCCTGGCGTTTCCGAGGACTACTGGAAGTTCAAGGGTGGCGATACTTACATTGTCAACAATGTGTCTGTCGAACAGGCGCAAACTGAGGGCTATTGGACTGAGCTAGAGTCTATGGTGACTTATTCTAATGACGCCTCGAAGGAATATATCCTTCATATGGAGTGCATCGACGATGTCGATTTCAGTCTCCAGGACCATGTACAAGAGTGGGAAACACCTACTTATATTGCCTATTCATTTGGTGAGTTCGTGGCCACTAAGAAAACTCTAAATGGAGAGTTTGGTTATATGCGTCCTGAGATTGAGTCTAGGTTTGAATCTTGGACTATGGGTCCTAACCAGGAAAGGAAGGATTATGAATCCTCGTTCACTATGAAAGATGGATTAATTCTATCTTCTGATGAATTGAAACAATACTTTTGTGAGGCCGCGTAATGACTAAAGCTACATTTGACACAATCACATCACTTGGCCTACTGGCCATACTTTTCGGAACTCTGATTTATTTCTTTTTCTTCTCGGCTCCATTGCCAGAAGTACATGTCAGCTATTCTACAAAAGAGTGTGTGAAAGTAATTAATTATGATAGTCGTTTTGACTATACATGTAAAAATTACCCAAAGAAATATCATCACGTTTGGGTGGAGTAATATTATGTTAGATACAATAATTGGAATCATTCTTTTAATACCGATGGCATTATTTGCATATATCGGTTGCCACATGTCAGAAGAAAAAAGAGCTGGCAAATATCTTCCTTTATTCTGGGAAAAAGATGGCATGGTATATAAAATCTTTAATAAAAATGATGTAAAATATACTGATGGAGATAACACTTAATGAAGGTTCAAGCTCTTCAAGAAATTACAGATTGGGGTAGTGAAAGCCTAAACGAAAAGAATGGCATTTACTATGTCAATGAACATGGCCACTTGGTTGGCTATAATGGTAAAATGTTTAAATCGCCAATGAAACAGTTTTCAAAGGCACGACGTAAGTTTAAAGTTATCGGAGAGTTAACTAATGAATAATATAAATTGGAAACGCTGGGGGAAAATTGCATTGGTTGCAATTCCAGTAATAATATGGGTTGCTTGGTATGAAATCATTAAATTGGCTCATGCTGGCAGTGAACAGTTCAACGATTTCGGCGACGAATGGCTTGAAGATTTTTTAAATAAGGATTGATTATGAGTAATATTATTTTACCCACTAGTGATAGTGATAAAAAGAGAATTAAAGATTGTATGGTTGAAATTTCCAATTCATACACTCGTCAAGAAGCTGAAAGAAGCTTTATCAAAGAGGCGATTGTCTCTTTATCAGAAGATGTGAATATTCCTAAGAACATTTTGGCAAAAATGGCTAGGATTTATCACAAACAAAACATGGCAGATGTTGTATCTGAAATTTCAGACATCGAAGCCCTACTAGAGACAGTCAATGTCAACTAGAACAGAAGTTCATCAAGAGGGCACCGCAATGGAACTCTCGTTATCACGCAAGCTCATTCGAGACTTGGAAGACTCCGGTGAGGTCCTCTCACCGGCAGTCGCTTTATCTTTGGATAAAATCAAAAAATTCTACAAGAAACAAATCCGCAACGGACTTTTGTGACAACCTTGTAAAATATTGTAATTATTATTAATTTTTATATTACATTATAAAAATTTTGTATATATACAATTGTATGGATTAAATCCATACAGTTTTAACAAGGACAGCATGAGTCAACTGAACAACCAAAAAATTCTACAAGCAATAAATTTGTCCCCACCTGTCGATGAAGATTTCTTTGATAAATTAGAGAAGGTTCATCCGATGAAGCAGATTGTTTATGCGAGTATTATACAACTTTGTGTATTTGGATTTATGCTGGCGTCATTTTGGCTTATAAGTAAGGGAATATAATGAGCAGTAAATTTGCATTAGCAATTGTAGCATGCTTAATTGCTACACCAGCTTTTGCTGACTGGAGAATGGAACGATTCGATTTGAATGGTGACAAACTAATCAGCATACAAGAACTCAAAGCATCACAATGTACCGTTAAGAAAGGTCTTTGGAAACATGCTGATAAAAACAGAGATGGGTTTTTAGATGTAAAAGAAGCAAGAAAAGCTTCTGAATATATTTTTAGAAACAACTGTCCTAAAAAGGTATAATGAACAATATAGAAAGAATTAAAGAAAAACTAGAAGTTGTATTTCTATGTTCTATCTTTCTAGTAACATTGTACGGGGTTAACCCATTATGATAAGATCATTCTTTAAATATTGGGTATTACCTTGGGCAGGACTGGTTAGAAAATAATGGAAGCATTAATAATTATTTTTGGTTTCTTTATCACATATTTGTTTTTAAAACATGCTCCAATGCATGATATAAGGCTTGCGCTTTATATGTCTGACCTTAAAAAGAAAGACAAACAAACCTAAAAGGATAATAACAATGAAGGCAATACGCAATGTATTGCATTCGGCGAATGTCGAAATTTGTATGGAGTGTCTATTAACAACAGTCTTTATAGGAATGATGTTATATAGTATTAGTACTATCTTATGATCGCATGACCTGGGTGCAATCAAAAACTAGAAAGGGAGCGAAAGCTCCCTTTTTATTATTGACCTAATTACTTAGCTACAACAAACTCATTTAATTCTGACGCAACATTAATAATGTCCTGTGCAGTAAAGTTTTGAGCTGGTAAAGGTTTCTTATCATCTGGATGGTTATCGTTGTGATGATAAGTTGCGTTAATCTTTCTTTCAAGATTATCGTATAATATGGACTGAGCCATACTGAGTAGGTCGGCACGAATCTCGTACCCTGATTTTCCGTTTGACATAATTCCTCCTGTGTGTATGTGTGTTTATGTCTTGTATCTTTTATTAGATACATTATTATATATACGAGCTATCTTTTTTCGCATTGCCTCTCGGCTTTATTAAGTAATCTAAAATTATTTGCTACAACAACTCCAGTTGAAATACCTGCACCATATTTCCAACCATACCAAAAGTTATCATCACCATCTAAAGTAAATTTTAGTCCACCAACAATACCTAACTTTAAACCAATCATTTCATGTATTTCCGGAACTTCAGGTAATAAAGGATTCGCTTCAGTTAAACAAGAATACTTCATACCTCTATAAGTTGAATATACATCAAGTATCTGTGTGGTCCAAAAGAATATATCAATGTATCTTTTTTCTCTCTCGGTCCAATAAAAATCTGGAGAGGACATATCTAGGTTAAGATTTACATCATTTACTGAGAATTGTGGAGCACGTTCCTGGAATTTTGGATTGTGTTGTAAATCATGAAAAGTAGGAACAAATTTAGGACGATAAGGTAATTGGATAATTGCACCGTTAGACATTATTCTCGCTTTGCCTGCAATTGTTCGGCGAACATAATATTCGTTATATGGAGCAAAATGCCCTTGTTGAAATTGTGTTAAATGTCTTTGATTAACGTTGGGTATGTAATGTGTTTCTATTTTAGGCACATACGCACTGACCGG